GTACACTCCGTAGACATACTGGCGCGATACGAAGGGCCATTCGATCTGGTAATAGTCGCGCCGGCAGCGGACCAGGTTGACTGCGCCCACTTCTGCCATCGGGTAAGGGATTTCGTTGGTCTTGAACAGGATCGTGCCCGCTGAGATTGCAGGATGGATGTTGATATCAATCCACTGGGCGGTGAACTTGTTCCAATACTTTGCCACGGACGTGCCGCCCATGATGAACGGTTCGTTGGCCTGCTGCGTTGTGAACCGCACCAGTGAGCTGGTGCCGGCGTTGATGATTTTCTTGTTGATGTTGCGTGCTTCCTGAGAGTGGATCCAGATCTCGCTGGGACTGAGACGGGCATTGTCCCAGAAGCTCTGCAGTGCGGCGTCAATTTCCACGATGCCATTGGCGCCATCGGATGTGAGGAAAGCATTGTCCAGGCTCTTGTAATAAGCGCCGCTGTTGGTCTTTTGCGCCAGCGTCAGGAAGCCGTCAAACTCAGAGGCATTCGAGGAGTTGTCCGCAAGTACTTTGGCGTCGTTGGCCTTCTGGGTGCCAACGGCATTGGCGGTAAGCACAACGGAGTTGGTCGTGGTGATGGCGGCCAAGCCGGCGGTCGCGGCCGAGGTGCCCAGATACCACGCATATCCAGCTGCGCCCTTCACCGCGGCAACGGTGGCAGGCAAGGTTTGCTGGCCGCTCGTAGTGTTGACGACGTTAGAACTCGGGCTCACTTGCGAACTGCCGCCTCCGAATGGAGTCGTGCTGCCGTCGATGTTGGTCCGTGTGACTTGGCCGGCAACCGCCGTGGTTGCAAGCACCGGCTGCAATCCCAGACCATTGATGTTGCCCGTCGCCAGGCGCAAACCCTCCAAGGTCAGGGCTACACAGAAGACGACGCAGGCTTGCGGCTGCGTGATAGAACCGCCAGGGCTCGGGTTTCCTCCGGTCCCCAACACCGGAGCAGCAGGAGTGCCGAGAGGCAACGAGTTATTTCCCCCCAGCAGCACCATCTCTTCCGCGATCATCACGGAATTGAGCAGGGCCTTGGTCAGTGTGGCTTTGTTGTCAAACACCTTGCCGCCGGCCCACACCGCTTCCCAGTTGATGGAGGCTTCCAGGCCGAGTCCGGCATAGGTCGCCAGGAAGTCCTGCTCGGTGACGGAGATCTCACCGCCACGCCTGCCTTCCGCCACGCCCGCCGTTACGATGCCGGTATTGACGGCGGTAATGGCTTTCCAGCGGGTTGCCGTGTCGCCCTGCTGGCTGATTTCACGCGGCAGCGTGTTGCGCAGCGGCGTGAGTACGGGAAAGAGGCTTACCGCCGGCCCGCGCAGATCAACCGCATTCAGGCCGAGACTTTGCGCGACCGTCGTCTTGGACAGTGCGCCGCCTACGGGCATCTTGTTCAGCAGATCAATCGTCTGCTGGGTCACATCTTCGAACATGGTCGTGGTCCGTTTTCTCAGCCTGGTAAAAGAGTGGTTGGTGTGCGCCGGTGCAGCCTTCTCAAGGTTTAACGGGCGGAGCGGTAGAAGCCGGGTTGTTCCTGGCTCACCACCGGGTTCATCAGCGCTTTCTTCATCTCTTCATGCAGGCGTTCTTCCGGCTTCAACCGGGAAAGATCGGCTGCGCCGGCGCCGGTATCTTGCTCCTTAGTGATGAACTGCGGCGCGGTCGCGCGATGGACTTTGTGGACGGCCGCGCCGCTCTCGTCGATGCCCGCCATCCTGCCGATGATCTTGGTGAGGTTGGCGATGGAAGCCGCGATTTGCTCCTGCCCTTTCTTCATCTCCGTCACCGTCTCTTCTACTTCCTCGATTTTCGAGAGCGAGGAAGCGGAATCGGCGCGGGCCCTTTCCAACTGCTCTTTTTCTCTAGGATCCAACATTTGTAGCTCTCCGGTTTGAATTTCCGGCGTTTCCGCCGAATGTTTGTGAACTTGTGCCCATGCGGCCATCCGCGCGCCGCTATCGTCTTTGTCAGCCAGCGCGGCGCAGTGGTCCTGGGCCTCCGCTGCTGCCTCGGCGATCTTGCCCAGGCAGTTGTTGATGGCTTCATGGTGCGCTCTGGTTTCCGCAGAATGCCTGGCGCCGACTTTGCCCATCACACCGCGTGCGGACTTCATTGTCGCAGTCAACTCGTCAAGCTCTTCCTGCGTCATGCTTGCCAGGATCGCCGCACCGGCCCGTACCCAGGCTTTCAATTCGTCGGGCAGCGCGGAGCCATCCGCTTCGTACGCCGCTTCCATCGCCGCGTCCATCTGAATGTTGCACGCGGATTGCAGAAGGTAAGCCAGGTTCGCCACCGTGCCCAGGTCTTTGCGGACCGGACCGGCGAACTTCCGTATTTCGATCTGGCCGTTGGCCTTCACCGCGGTGAAATGTGCGCCGGGAACGCACGGGTTGTCTACGACGCTGATCTCCGCAGGGTCGGCGGTAAAGCGGGTAAACGCGCCGTCTTTCCATGCCTTCACATACTGGCCTCCGATGGAGAACCCGGTGTAGACTCCCTCAGCGCATTTCTGCCAGGCTGTCACATCCACGATCCTGGCGCCCACCGAGATCTGTTTGAGTTCATCATCAAAATCGAGCGCCACGAGTTTACCGACGGCCGAAGGCTCGTGCATTTCACGCACGTTGCCCAGGCTCTTGCCGTCCGTGGCTTTGGCAATCTCGTCGGACCAGGCTTTGAAGTAGGGCTTGCTGCTGGCGTAATCAAAGATCTCGCCTTCTTTGTCGACCATCTCAGCCGTAGCCACGCCCCAGACTTCGTGCTTCGACTCATCGATCTTGGCCAGTTGGGCAAACAGGTGCAGAGATTTGTTCATGGGTTACTCCAGTGGTTGGTGGAAGAGCCGGTGGGGATTCGATACCCGTGCAGCACAGGCCCCTCGGCTGTGCTTTTCTACATAAAAATGGCGCAACATGGCGTTCCGGGTGAGCCACATTGGCCTATATGCGCAGGCGATGAATGTTGTAGCATCCGCGCATGAGGAGCAGGGACCTGACGCTCAAACAAATATTGTCCGTGCCTTGTCCTACGTGCGATGCAGCCGCCAATCAACCCTGTGAACTCCAGTCGGGTATTCCGCGCGCCGAGCCGCATCGAGACCGCAAATACTCCGCAGGCGAGGCCCTGGAAGCGAAGCTCGAGCAACGATAGCAGCAAGCAAGGACAGCTGCGTCTCGCGCGACTGAACTTCGTGCCCTGACACAATTTGGAGCGGAACTACTATTGTGCTTCCTTCTGCTCCGATTTCCCTTCGCTCGTTGGCTGACCGTCTTTGCCCGCTGCACTCGCTGGGTGTGGCGGAGCAGCCGGGTCCGCCGGATGATCTGCGTTTTCTTGTGAGACATCCACCGGCACCAGGCCGAGCGTGGTTGTGATGGTGGCATTGCGGATACCCAAAGCAGCTTTGCCCAGCGCGTCGCGCACCTCGTCGATGGAGAGCACGCCGTTGCGCACATAGATGTCGTCAATTTTCGCCTGGTCGACCGGGTTCGCCGTCTGGCTTTGCGTCTGCCAGGCAAATTCAATATCGGTAAAGCCCCAGTACTTGCGCACGATGAAGTTCATTACATCGGCAATGTAGGTCAGGACCGGCAGGAGCCCTTCGATCGCCGCCTGCTCTACCGACGTTTCCGCCGTCGCGCGGTTGATCATCGAGACAAACTGCTGCGGGCTCAGACCGAAGGCGTACGCCACAACCCGTACCAGCCATTCATCCAGCGCGTCTTTCAATTGCGGATCGCGCGTGAACGTGATGCTGCCTGACTCAGGCACAAACGTGATGCGCCGTCGCTGGTTCAGATTGCCGGCCAGCTTGCTGTCAAACCAGTCTTGAAATTCCGTGATCTGGTCTGCGCTCCATTCTTTTGGCACTTGCGCAATGGCCTCCGGGACGTTGCCTTCCGTATAGTAGTTGAGCAGATGCATCTGCCGGCGCAGGCCGATGTTCACGGTCATAATGATCTGCTCGACCGGGGAGAAGCCGAAGAACTTGTGCACGCGCAAGTGGCGCGGTTTGTAAATCAGCTGGTCGCGGGTGAAGTCGACCGACGGCATTCCCTTGATGATCTGCTGATACGCCACCAGAGGCGGCCTGGGCGTGCGGCCATTCTGGTCAATCTTCCGCGCGATGGTCGCGCCGTCAACAATGTCCAGCGCTTTGGGTTCGCCCTCAGTCCACAGCGTGCCGTCGGCATCGGCCAGCGGCGCGATGGAGAGCGCGTCAATCACCAGGACTTCTTCCAGCGCCATTTTTACCCACTCATGCCAGGTGTGTTCGCCGTCCGGCTGCTCAAAAAATTCCGTCATGGCGGCCAGGCGCTTTTCGCTATGGCTGCGCCGGGCATACTCGGATTTCGTTTCGCCAGCCTGTTTCTTCAGGCGGAACTCCCAGGGCACCGATGCAACCGAATCCTTGGCCTTCTCGATGAACAGGCGCAAAAGGTCCCAGCCATCGGCCAGGCTGCGCAACTGCGCAAAACTGACGGCTTCAAGATTGCGCGGCTGAATGTTGATGTTGTATCCGGCCGGGTAATCAAACGACCGCGGCTGTGTGTCCTGCGGCGAATCGACCTGGTGCGGCTGGTCTGGGCCGAACCAGTCGTTCAGCTGGGCGGCGAGCGCACGCCCAGCACGCGCCAGAATGCCCTGGTCGATTGCCTTGCCGCCGGCTGGACTTGCTTTGCGAAAGAAAGCCATTACGCCATCCCAACTTTTACGCCCATGATGGCGCTGTGCTCGATGAGAAATTCAATGAGAGTGTTCTGGCGATACGCGGCTTTGATCTCCTCGTCGACGATCGCCAGCCCCTGATGCCAGCGGACTAACCCCGTTTCATCAATACGATATTCGCCTTTGTATTCCATGTTTCCTCCCGGTGGGCGGTGCGCATTTCTTCGTGCGGAATTTGCATGTCGCGGCATTCGCGGCACAGTTTCGCAAGTTGATCATCGTCGGGTCCAAGCGGCGTATCACATTCCGCGCAGCGCGCCGGACCAGACCGGCCATGGGGACTGCGGTTCATACGCTCCTCGGGTTGTTACAGCCATCCCGCGAGCAGGAGCGGCGCCAGGTCGCGCGTGTCAACGTTGGTGATCTGGTTGGAACTGACCGCATAGGTAGTTCCGGTAAAGGAACCCACGACGGAAGCCGGCGCTGGTCCGTTCAAGGTATTGCCCACGCCGCCGTTCGCCGCGATCACAGGATGCTTCAAGACTGCTAAAAGATTGGCCATGGTAGTTCTCCTTTGATGGGATCTGCAAAGTCGAAAGAATCGATCTAGAAGAAGCGCTTTAGCCCTGGTGGCGCACCCTTGCTTTTCCGCTTTCCAGGGTAGAAGTGGTTACGCCACCAGGGCTAAGGCCCATCTTCTAAAGCAAAGCAACGCTATGTGATTTTCCAACCCAGTTCCTCGTCTATCCTCTCCACTTCTGCCAGAGCAACCTCATTCCCAAGATCGAGCAGGGCCTGACGGACCTCGGGATACTGGTTCTTGCTGCACAGGATCGTTCTGCCCATCTTGCCGATGGCGTCTTTGATCGTTTGTGTCAGCCGGGTCTCCGGGACGCGCGCGCCTTTGCTGGGTGGAAGCCCGCGCGCCGTGTTGTCGCTGGCGAGTTGCCGTTCCGCCTGGTCACGATAGAAGTCAAGAATGCCGCCGCCCATTTTGTGTCGCATGTAGATCAGAGCTTGTGACGTTGCATCCATGTCGTCGTCATGCGCCGCCTGCGGGAACGTGCAGATGTTGTGTATGTACTCCTCGAGCCAATTTGCCTGCGGATGAGCGGCATCCTGCCCGTTGAATACCTGCGGATCGGGCAGCACAATGCTGCCGGCTTCCCACAACGGCGAGATCGAATGTGCCCGCGCCACCTTGCCGCCTTCCGGATCAATCGCA